CGCTCCGTATAGTCCGCCTTGATGCTCTCCAGTTGCTCCAGCATCTCAGGATCGCCAGCCAGCAGATCCTCCAACGCCATAAACCGCTCGTCATCCTCAACGCCGGAGCGCGGGCGTCCCGCCCGCCCGGAAACCGCCGCTGCTGCGTTCTGCTCGGCGGCCTTCACCGGCTCCAGCGCCGGCAGCCCGTGCTCCGCGCGCCGTTGCGCCTCCAGGCCCGCCTCGATGGTGTTCTGCTCGTAGCTGCCGCCGTTGAACTCCTGCGCCTCCTGCGCGCCCGTGGTGATCAGATCAGCCATGCGCTGGTGCGCGGCCTTCGCCTCCTGCAGCGGCTGGATATGCCCCGGCGCCGGGCCGTTCCAGGCGGCGGCACACCAGGCTTGCCGGCGAATAGCATCGGTGAAGAAGCCGGGCGCGTCCGTATATCCACGAGCGATGTCTTCGGCAAGCCACTCCTCGAACACCGGCTGGCAGAAGTTCCGGGACAGCCACGCGCGGTACATCTTGCACATCTTCCAGAATTCCAGTAGCGCGGCGCGGCTGGCCGAATACGAGGCGTTGAAGCTCTTCATCAGCACTTCGGGCGGGATCTCCAAAGCGGCGCCGATGATGCGGGTCACCGCCGTCAGGAACCCGTCGAAGGCGGTGTTCGGCCGTCCCGGGTTGACGGAGGAAACACTCTCATTCGGATTCAGCTCCATCAGCATACCCGGCTCCAGCTCTTGCGGCGCGCGCAAGGCGCTGGTCGTGCCGGCGCCCTTCGCGCTCGTTGATTCACTGGTAATGAACGCCGCGAACATGCCGGCCGTCACGCTGGCGATCAGCTCGGCGTCGATATAGCGCCCCAACTGCTTCAGCGCGGCGATGATCGGCGCCAGGATCGGCACCCCGCGGTATTGCTCCGGCCGCTCCGGCGTAAACAGCAACAGGAAATTGCGCCGGCCCGTCTCCTTGCCCCGCACCTCGACGCGGTCCCAGCCCGCCATCTGCCCGCTCACCCATTGCGTGGACAACGGATGCCGGTTGCAGATGTGGTACGCCACCACCTCACCATACGGGGTGATCTCCGCGCCCTGCGTGATCATGTTGCCGTTCGGCAGCTTGACAACCTGCTGGTTGAGTCCGGTGAAGGCCAGGCTGCCGGGGTTGCAAATGCGGTCCGCCTCAATCAACTTGATCCGCAAGTCGTAGCGGCTGTGCCGTCGCGGCAGAATCGGCAGCGACACTCCGCAATCGCCCGACATCGGCCACGCCAGCATTGCCAGTTGCTGCAGCTCGACAAAGGTGTTCTGGTTCGCCACGTCGCAGTCGGTGGACCCGGCCCAGAGGCTGAAGCGTTTCTCGACGCCATACGCCCACTCTGACGCCTGCTCTGGCGTGATGCCCAATGTGCGCGCGTCCGGAGTGCAATGGAGCATGAGACCGGGTCCCACGACATTGGTGCGGAGCGTTTTCAAGGCGCCCGTCGCCAGGCCGCTGCCGCCCATAAACAGGTCGCGCGACATCACCCGCAATTCCTGCAGATTCGCGTTGATATCCTCAAACGTCGAGCCGCCGGCCCGGTACCAGTCATGCACAAAATAATTCGAGTACCCGGACGCGACAACGCGCCGTGAAGTCGCCTGTTGCGGCCCACGACGCGAAGTCTGCGAATTGTTCCGGGTACGAACCTTCATAAGAACCTCGGAGCGCGGATTGTCTTACCGGCAGCAGCGTAGGATGCGCTGCGAGAGGCCAATCCGCGCGTAATGTCTCGTTTCATCTCGCGCGGATTGGCAATCCGCGCTCCAAGCCTACCAACTCGGATGAGACGGCCGCTCCTTAATCCGCGTCGTGCGGAACACCGGTCCCCCCGCGTTCCCCGCCTCCAGCCGTTCCACCTCATTCGCCCAGTAGTTGATACGCTCCCGGATGATCCCCAGGTCGGCGCGCTTGAACGTGCGGTCGGCGATGCTGTATTCCTGGTTGCCCAGGAGGATCGCCTCCTCGGCATCCAGGTACAATTGCAACCGTCTTTGCGCCTCTTCCAAATTCCACCGCGCCATGGGGTCTCCCGGACCGCGGATTGCCAATCCGCGCGAGTTATCGAATGAATTACTACCAGAATATTAACACAAAAAGCGCCCGTTTCCTCTCTCTTTCCAGAAGAAAAAACGCGCGCTTTCCGCTGCTGTATGCTGCTGTATGCTGCTGTAGGTTTCTTTCCGTTTCTTTCGCAAATATTTGCAAAGTATTTTGCACTTGCTCGAAACTATTTATTGTGATATATATGTTTCACAAAACAAGCGTTTTCATTATTGGAGGTGTGGAGATGTTTACCCTGTACCATGGCGACAGCTCGCAGATCCTGCGTGAGATCGATCCGCAATCGATCGATGCGGTAATTACCGATCCGCCGTATGAGATTGCCTTCGATAGCTGGGACTCATCCGGCATCGCCCATGATCCGGCTTTCTGGAGCGCGGTATTGCGGGTGATGAAGCCGGGCGCTATGCTGCTGGCCTTCAGCGGCACGCGTCTCTACCATCGGTTGGCGGCCGCCATTGAAGGCGCCGGCTTTGATATCCGTGACATGCTGGGGTGGATATATGCGACCGGCCAACCGCGCGGCTACGACCTGGGGAAGCATATGCCAACCGGCTTTGTCGATGATTGGGGAGGATGGAATCCAACACTGAAGCCGTGCATCGATCCGATCTGCACGGCGAGGAAACCGTTCACCGGGAAGCTGCCGGATAACGTGTTGCGCTGGGGAGTCGGCGCCTACCATGTCGACGCCTGCCGCGTGCACAGCAACCGTCCGGGCAACGTCATCCTGGATGACGGAGCCGTGAGCGAGTATTCGAAGAATTACGGGGTGGATCTCACCCGGTTCTACTACTGCGCGAAGGCCCAGCCGGGTGAGCGCTACGCCGGCTGTGAACACCTGGGCGGCAATCCGCTCGGCTGCGTCAAGCCGCTGCAACTCATGCGCTACCTCTGCCGCCTGGTCACCCCGCCCGGAGGCAAGGTGCTTGATCCCTTCATGGGCAGCGGCTCCACCGGCTGCGCCGCGGTGCAGGAAGGCTTCGACTTCATCGGCATCGACCGCGAGCAGCGACACGTGCAGATCGCCGACGCGCGTATCAGATATTGGGGAGGGTTGTTCCTGTGACTCCTCCTGGGCGCGCAGGCGTCCCGCGCCTGCCCTGAGAGGAAAGGTTCAGACAACAAAAAGCCGGGATGCACAACGCACCCCGGCCCTTTGGGAGCGCGTCCCGATCAGATCGGGACGCGCGTGTCCCCTACTGTCCCTCCCATCCCCCATCATGCACCGCTGCCACCCATTCGGGTATCTCGATCTCTTGCGCCGCCGCCCAATCATTCCCCGGATCGGCCTCCACCCGGCGTCTGACGCAGGCATCATCACGGCAGATGCAGCAGGCGTCATCGCTGACATTCCGGCCGGCCGCGAAGAGCACCTGCACCGAACCGCCGCAAACCAGGCAGCGCACGTGGTATTCCAGCGCGCGGTAATAGGCGTCACCGATCTTCCGCCGCCAGTCCCACCATTCGCTCGATTCCAGGTAACTGCCCTCGGCACGCAGCGCCTGCATGTGGGCAAATGCCGCCAGTCCCACCATTCGCTCGATTCCAGGTAACTGCCCTCGGCACGCAGCGCCTGCATGTGGGCAAATGCCGCCATCGGTGGGAATGGGTTTGGTCAACAAGTCAACGGGCAAGCGCACGGCCGTCGCTATCTCCTGAAGGATCCGATCGTTGAATTCCGCGAATGCCTCCTCCATCCCCGGCCCGCGCACGTTCATGCGTAAGCGCTCAATGAAAGCGGCCGGCAATGGACGGAGGCATATCTCGCGCGCGCGCCGCCGTATGCTCTTCCGTCTCCTGATCTCTGCCCGGTGGCGCTTACTCACCAGCGACCTCCTCCCACCCATACCGCGCGGCGAGATGGTCAAGGCGCGCCTGTGCCAGCTCTGGCACGGGTTGTGGTGAAGAGAATTTGATGAAGCGCCCGTTCCCATAGACCTTGACATGCCAATGTTGATCCAGGTGCTTTCTCACACCATGCTCATTCCCGGCCCGGTCGATGTAATCGATTGGCGTTAATCCGTTCATTCGGTAATCATCCTTTCCTCAATCTTCCCGACCTCGCCCGGTTCGACCAGGCCGGCAGTGACGGCCGTATGCAGCGTTTCGAGTACCTGCCGCTCTTCAACCAGGTCGCGCATCACCGCCTGCTCTTCCTCAAACCGCTCCGGGTAGCGTTTCTTCAACTTGGCGATATTGATCGCCATGACCTGCTCAAACGACACCCCCAGCACATCGCAGGCGATGGCCATGTACCAGCAGAGATCGCCCAGCTCCTCGATGGCGTTCACGCGGTTGACCGGTTTGCCGTAGAAAAACCGCTTCTTCAGCATGTCGAGCAGCTCACCGGCCTCCGTGGAGATCCCAATCGCCGCATGTAAAAAGCGCATGGACTCCTCCGTCATCGTCAGCCGCCGGGCAATCGCCTCAAAATCCGCACTCTCCGTGCGAATCGCCTGTTGGATATACTCCCGCATAACCTTGTCCCCTTTCGATAAACTCAATTACAAATGCACGATCTGCAGCCCCGGCACGCGCCGCGCAATCTCTTCCGCGACGAAGCGCCGGTGGCACTGCAGCGGATCGGCCTCCGCGCACATCAGCACGACGGGCACGCCGCCGGTCTCAATGTGGCTGATCAGCGCATCGAGAAACCCCCAGGCGTGTGCGACGCCTTCTGCCGGCGTCCAGGTGTCCGCCGATCCGGAGCTGTTCCCCAGCGCCGGCCAGGACAGGTATCGCCGCCCCAACCGTGCGCGCAGGCGCTGCTCGCCGTATTCCGCATGCCACCCGCGTGGTGACCGGCGAACGTCGATCACCGTGCAATCTGCCGGCAGCATGGCAAAGAAGTCGTCAGGCTGGCGGTTGCCATACCCGATGGTGTAAAGCGTCGTTGTCTTCGTCGTCATCGTTTCGGCCTCCCGGCATGAGATAACATCGCCGTCCGCACCGTGCCCCTGCGTATCCGGCTGAACCAGCGTTGCACCAGCATCCGGACCGGCAGCGGGGTGCGGGGACAGCCGCCAGGGTTCATCCTTGAACAGCAGATCGCAGATATCCGGCCCAGGCATAGGCGGTATGTGGAAACAGTAATAGAACATCAGCCCATCCCTCCCACCTGCCGCCGGATCTCCGCTTCGATGTCCGCCGGCACAGTCCACAGACTGAGCGCACCCCGGCACGGTATCGGGGTGGCCAGTGCTTTCACGTCCATCTTCACCCAGCCATACGGCCCGGCGAACCAGGGGGAGACATACTGCGTCAAGCTGGCTTCGAATCTAATGACCCCGATGATGGCGCCCAGCGTCTGCCGTGACTCCTGCAGCAGCTTCGCAATCTCCTCATCTGGCAGCCGGGCAAAGCCCGCCACGTAGGTGAACCAGTGCGCTTCATCAGCGCTGTATCGCTTGCTCGCGTGCAGCGCCAGCGGCACCCCCAGATACTCCGCCGGCAGCGGCCAGCTCCGGTTCTCGACATCCTTCGGACCCAGCAAGGCACTTGCCCAGGGCTGTAACACGGAAATCGCTTTAAGCATGGATTTCTCCCTTCTCGGTCACCGCCGCCAGCGACAACAGCACGAGCGCCGGATCGCGCCGGATGTCCTCCGGTTCGATGTAGACAATGCCTTTCTGCGCCGAGCGCATATACGCCATCTCCGCCCGGACAACGAGAGTTGCCGGAACTCCACAGTTGAGGGGGACTCCGCGTGCTCCGACTCCGGGCAGGTAATCAGCCCCTTATACATGCACGTCGCCAGCCCGGCGCCGTCTTCGTCCCATTCGACCGAGGCATACGTTCCCCGATCGCTCCGCACCCGGCCAGGTACCACTCGCCCACTGCGCGGGCTGGGGAACTTGACAGGCATACCGGGCATGAGGACGGTAGCCGCGGTGATCATGCCGGCATCTCCTGTCCAGTGATCTCCTGCCAGCGCATCCGGAAGGCCAATTCCGCCTGTGTCGGCGATAACGGCAGGATGATGATCGGAAGAGGTTCGGGCAAGTGCCGCGCCCAGGGTACCGGCGCCGGTCCCAGTAATTGTGCCGCCTCGGTGGCCAGCAACGCCTGGTCGGCATGATGCACGGATGGCATCAGCGCATAACAGGTATCGAATTTACTGCAGATAGCCTGCTGACACCGAAGCTCTGCTTCTCTGTAGTGAAACATCCCGTCCATGTGCTTGATTGGTGTCGGAAGATCGAGCAGGTACGCCTCGCTCGCGTCATGCAGCAATCCGGATAGTGCTGAAGGTAGAGCGCAATGCTGCGATACCAGCACCGAGTGTTGAGCTACCGAGTAGAACTCCCGCGTGTGACCCGAAAACCGTGGAATGCATGATAGTGCGTGTGCAATATCACGAATGTCGATATCCTCCGGGCGCGGATCGAACGGAAAGAATTGTTTGCCGGTATAGGTCTGTATCCAGCCCCCGGCGCGATCAGTGTTGTTCATTGAGATAACTCCTCATCATCAAACCGCATCGCCGGCGTCTCGCGGTCGATCCGCTTGCGCGCCATGGCGATGTAATCCGGGTTCAGCTCACTGCCCCAGGCCACCCGGCCCAGTCGACATCACGCGTCAAGCTGCCATGCACCGCCAGCGCATAGCCGTATTCGCGCGCGACGGCGCGCATCGGACCGATCAACCGCTCAAAGAGGGTCTTTGCCGTTTTCCGCTGGCGCCTGCCGCGTGCCATGCCTGCCTCGTAGGACCGCCGATGCAGCGCGGTGAGCAGCTCGGAGAATTCTTCCCGGCTCATTGAAACCGGCGTGACGCGTTCCCATATCTCTCGGTCCGTCGCCTGCTGAGATAACCCATAACGTTGGAAGATGTCGGTCATACCCGCACCCCCCTGGAAAGTATCCGCCGCCCGGCCGGCGCCGAGCTGCTCACCGGCGCGCCCTTTTCCGGCTTCGGCAGGTCATCGATCGACCGCGGGCCGAGGTAGATCATCAACGCGGCCAGGTTATACACGAGCAGGTCCCAGGCTTCATTCCGGATCCCGGACCGCTTTGGCACCCAGGCGTTGTATCTCACGCCGCGGGCGATGCGCTGCACGCGCTTTTCCGATACCAGCATGGCGAAGTACCCCTCGTCATACAGGCGCGGGGTGATGTCGTCGCCCAGCGTCGGGTCCATCGGCCAGTGACAGAAGCCCTTGCCAGCGTGCGCCACCTTCAGCCGGTTGTACAGCGCGTCCTTCGCGGCGATGGTGCCGATGGCGAAGATCGGCGTGATAATGCCTTGCTTGTCGACCTTGCCCATGCGCCCGATCACCGGCGCATGCCACTCGGAACCGCCGCGAATGGCGAACACATCCGGCTCGCGTTCGCGGGTATAGGCGTAGACCTGGTCGGGGTAGTGCCCCATCGCATCCCAAACCGTGCGGCTGATGGTCAACCAGGCGCCGTCCTCGCGCTGGTAGAACTTGCTCCGCAGGCCGTCGATGGTGGCGATTAGCTCCGCATCGTCCGGGT